TAACGGACAGCAAGAAAAAGTCGTGGAAACTTTAGTAGCTGGAATGACAGCAGTTAGTGATGACGGCTATTCGGCCTACATCGACACTGCTATTTCCTGCCCACTCGACCCAGACAACTTCGTGTCCTTTAACGACATCGACGAGGCTTGGGCGATTGCAAAGGCCGAAGCTGTTGCTGAAGAGAAAGGCTGGAAGGATTCGTTGGACAAGCAGATTGAAGCTGCTCGTACACGGCCCCTCCCTGCCAAGTTCAAGTTTCAGGAACCAGTAGTGGAACCAGTAGTGGAACCCGCTGAATAATAGGATACTTCGGGTGGAGTAATGATGAATGACTTGGAATGGATGAAGGTGTTCGGGGTTAATGGAGGCGTGCTTGCCACTGTTTCACTCTCGGACTTTGAGTTAGTTCTGAAAATACTAATGCTGCTCCTTACTTGTATTTGGACAGCCGTAAAAATAGTTAAACTACTAAAAGAAGAATGAAAGAAACTATAAAGACCAAGATCGTCAGCCGAAAACTCTGGGTAGCCATTGGTGGTCTATTGACCGTGGCTGCAACTGAATGGCTGAACCTATCACCCGAACTAACCGAGCAGATTGTCGGTGCAATTATCATCATCGTCCCGGCTTACGTTGGTTCGCAAAGTATTGTGGACGCAATGAAGGAGTATTCCAGGAAGGATAACCCACCAACCAGCTAGATGTGGGCGGGGATAATCAAATCATTGCTAGAATGGTTTTCAGGATTCCTGAAGGCCGAGATAAAACAGGATGTTAAGGGAAGCGATGCAGAGACTGAGCCTGAGATTCGCAATCGTATGCGGTCTTCTTTTCGGAGGAGGCTGCGGGACGACGAGAGTCGTGTTCGTAAAGACTGACTCTGACGTTGTAAGAATCGGTCCAAACGTGAGCGGCAAGGTTTACTTCCGCAAGGGAGGCGAATGGGTTTTGAGCAAGAACAAGGTGAAGCTACCAGAAGGCTGGTACGCTGGATCATTGGGTGACGAAGAAGAGTAATGCCAAGGGACGCACAGCAACAGGTAGACGGAGACACCCAGTTCACGGGTATCTCTCCCCGCCTTGATCCGGGCAGCTTACCTGCTGGCATGGCAAGTGAGGCGCGTAATATGCGCTTCCGCAATGGGGTCGCTGCGACTCGCAAGGGCGTTTATAAGCCAAGCTGGATAAACAATCTGACGCCCGAAATCGATAACAAGGTTCGCCCGTTTGGCGAGGTGCATGGTGTTGGCGTATTCCGCAACCCTGACACCAACTTGGAGTTTGTGGTCATCGCAGCAGACGGCAAGGCGTACTACACACGGCAGGGCAACAACCCAATCGAGTTAGCCCTACCGACAGGCGTGGCACTGGTTGGTGAGGTAAACTTTACGCAGGCGTTCAACAAGCTAATCATGTTTCGCGGCGAAAACTTCGCGCCACTGGTGATGTCGAGCGAGGACACTGGCTTTGAGGACATGATCGAGCAGTGGGATTCCGCAGAGGCTTATGCTGTGGACGATGAAGTTGCCTTCGGCCCGTTGGGGTCTGTTAGCGGGATTGCATTCAGCAGCGGCACAGCAACCGTGACCACAGGTGCAGCACACGGCTTCATTACTGGCGCAGATGTCACAATCGCCGGGGCGAATGAGTCTGAGTTTAACGGACGCTTTTCCATCACAAAGACAAGCGACACTACATTCACTTACACGACCACTAGCAGCAACTCTACTGCAACTGGAACGATTACCGCGACTAACAATAAAGAGTATTATAAGTGTTCCACAATTACCTCCGCAGGCGAAAGCCCAAGTACCGCCTCTTCAAAGTGGACTCAGCTTTCAACCATCATGCCAAACGCATCGCATGGCGTTCACGTTGCAAACCGAATCATCGTGCCTACGAAGTACGATGCCAGCAGCATAGCGTATGGAAACAAGCGTGACTTTATCGCAGTCAGTGACGCACTCGATCACAAGCACACTTTCTTTAATCAGCTATTCCGAATCAACTTTGGCTCCAATAGCGAGGTGGTTGATCTTTTGGTCTTCGACGAAAACCGAGTCCTTATTATGAAGGACTTGGACGTTCATATGATGACCGGGTTTATCGTAACGGATACCAACGGTACACTGACAAGCAGTGCGAGTGTGCAGCCGGTCATTCAGAACTACGGTACGCCGAATCGCGGGGCATCCGTAGTGGTGGGCGGTAACGTGTTCTTCTACGCCTCACGCCGAGGCATCGTGAGCATGGCTCAAACGGAGCAGTCAAAGGTGCGCGGTGTTGACTTGCCGTTGAGCGAAGCAATACAGCCACTCATTGACCGCATCGATGCCCGTAACGAATCTAAGATTCGCTTGGCGTACTGGGACAACAAGCTGTGGGTGGCTTGCCCAATCGATGGTGGCAACAACGGCGAAAACAATGCGCTGCTAGTTTATGATTTCCTAAGCCAAACATGGGTTAGTCACGACAACGGCACTGCGATCAAACCCAAGGAGTTCTTTATTGCAGAGTACAACAACGCACAACGCCTGTTTTACATCGGTACAGATGGATTTATTAATCTGGTGGAGGAGAATTATGAAGGGGACGATGTTGCTGACCTGACCCAGGAGGATGGTTTATCTAATGAGGAGATTAGTAGCTACTTGCTAACTCGTGGCTACGGTCAGCCGGGTGTTGACCATAAGACATATCGCACAGCCTCGTTAAACATCAGCGTCTGGAATCCAAAGTATACTGTCAAAGCGAAGTGCGATGGAGTAGAGGAGTCTCAAACACTTTGCACTGACCGAACGAAGAGCAGGACTAACTACTATAGACCATTTGACGCATTACCATTTGAGCAGAGTAACCGTGATGACGATATTGCGAACCCGTATCGTGAGGACTACAGTGTTACGCTTGACGTAGACTTGGATGCCATCCTCACCGAGGCGGGAGACACGATTGTTTCAGAAGCAGATGAACCGATACTTCAGGAGGCATCCGTCAGTGGCTTCTCCCTTGGATCGAACGGAGTTCGGCTGGACCGTATGCAGCAGACGATGGAGCCGTTTGCGTTGACCCCAAAGACAGGTCGTTACACACAACTAGAATTAACCAACTCGCAGGGTCGTATTGAAATTACCCAAGCAAATCTAACAAGCAACCAAGGTGATCGCACGATCACCGTTAAATCATAGGACTTATTATGGCCGTATCAGCAACAGTAACCCCCGGCACTCTCCTTAGCGAAGGGGAAGCAATTACAATCAGCAAACTTAATGCACTTGGCACACCAACCGTTGACATCTCAGGGGCGGTTGGATCGTTGTCGATTGCCAACAACTCAATAGCCAATATCCACGTTCAGTCAGGGGCTGCTATTCAGGTTTCAAAACTGGAGTCACTCACCACAGGGCAGCTAATTGTTGGAAACGCAGGCACACCAACCGCTGCGACTCTCAGTGGTGATGCGACTATAAGTAGTTCAGGTGCGTTAACTATTGCTTCAAGTTCAATCGAGACTGCGATGATTGCTGATTCAACCGGCGCATCTGATGGAGTGACCACCGCGAAGCTCGCAACAGGTGCAGTTACCGGCCCCAAGATTGAGATGGGTTCAGACGCACAAGGTGATGTGCTGTATCACAACGGAACCTCCTATGTCCGACTCGCTGCCGGGACATCCGGTCAGTTTTTATCTTCAGGCGGTGCGGGGGCTAACCCTTCGTGGATTGATGCTCCTCCAACGATTAGCACCACGGTTTACCGAGCCGACACAACATGGACTAGACCTTCTGGTGTAAGTTTAATCCATGTCATGGTATTCGGCGGGGGTGGTGGGTCTACTGCGGAAGACCCCGGCGGTTTTGGAGGTATAATCTCAGACTACATTGATGTTAGCGGCACGCTGGGGGGCGATGGTCTTGAGGATGATGAAATTGCAATCGTGGTCGGCGCAGCAGGAACAGCAGGCCAAGGTGTCGGTGGGCTGACTGGCGGGTTTAATGGAGGCGGCGGAGGAGACACAACTTTTGGCGGTCCAAGTTCTGCTTACTACCTGAAGGGAAGTGGTGGAACAGGAGGAACTTCCCCCGGCGGCGACCCCGGTGCGGCGGGCGAGGGTACTTCGACCAGCTACACCGCGATAACCCACACCGCACCCAATTGGGCCGCCGTCGGCATCGACGAAGAGCTGGGCGACTTTGGTTTAATTAGCACCGCATTTTACGGAGCAGGCGGTGACGACCCCAGCGGGTCTGGTAATTCTCAGCCCGGAAATGTGGGTGTAGCAGGAGCAGTGGTTATTAGAATAATAGGATAATGTTACCGTGGCAGGCAGCAAAGAAATGGCAGGAGGAGCATTCACCGATACCGTTCGAGGTGGTGCTTGGGGAGTATTTGAAGAATGGCTATGTGTGGTCATCGCCCGGAGAGTTTGTGCTTGGGCGAACGGCTTTTTGGGATGGGGAAGACATGATCTTCGAGGGCAACAATCACAACTGTTGGGTGGTTCAGTTGGCGGCAGGGTTAAACCCGATGAAGAGGTTTTTGAAGGTGACACCGATGAAGCTGGAGTTCGTTTCTTGGCAGCGAGATGGCGAGGAGCGGTGGCACGTTTGGGAGTGGAACAAGTTTAAAAAGAAGGTATACAATAATGGGAAGCACTAAGATTCAACAACCGGCTCCAAGGGATTACGGGGATGACATGGCCAGCACACTTCGCGCACAGGCCGAGGCCATGAGCGGCACAGGGAGGTTTGCGGACATAGGCCCGTTGGCTGACATTGAGGCGGCACAAAGACCGAAGTGGACTAACCTTGAATTACAGACATTGTCCGACACGATGCGCGGCACAGAGGATCAGCCGGGAGTGCTGTCGTTATACCGCGACTACATTACACCGAGCTTATCTGAGACGGAGGCTGGTGCTAACCGTTACCGACGAATGCAGGACTTAGCTGATGTCCGGTCTATGGGTCAGGACGCGACCAGCGCGTTCCTTGATGCTGATCCGTTGAAACGTGAGGCGAGTGATGCTTTGCTTGAGGGTGCAATTTCTGATTACAAACTGGGGGCGAAGCTAGACCCGTCATTAGCGAGGGAAGTACAGCAGGGTTATAGGAATGCTGCCACAGCGCGTGGAATGGCCTACAGCCCGTATTCAGCGTCAGAAGAGGCTTACTGGCAGGGCTTGCAGGCTAACCAGCTTAAACAACAACGGCAGGCTGCACTGAGCAGTTTACTTGGACAACGCCAGCAGATGGTTGGTGATCCGTTTATGCAGGTGCTGGGTCGGCAAGGTCAGGCGTTTGGTGCTGCGGGTGGATACGGCCAACAAGGTCTTGGGATGGGTCAGGCATTGGGGCCACGCATCTTCCAGCCAGAATCGCAAATGGCGCAAGATTTGTACGCTGGGAATCAGGCTACGCAGCTTGCTGTGGCGCAGGCTAATGCGGCTAACAAGAGTGCGTTTAGCACCGGTATGATGGGCATGTTTGGATCGATTGGTCGCGGAGCGTTTATGGGTTAACTAGGAGATAATTATTATGGCGATATTTGGGCAGTACACAGGGCAACGGGTGAGTCCACTTCCGAGTGGATTCTTGGGTGCGGCAATGCAGCAGGCTGCTCAAACGCAAAAGGGTTTGGAGCGGGTTGGCGACACAATTGGTGATGCGTTGAAATCGTATGCTGCACGCAAGGAAGAGTCTGAGACGGTGGATGGATTGATCCACGGTCAGGCGCAAAAGGCTATTGAGTTAAAGACATTTCTTGAGGGTGATAAACCTGTCCAGTCCTTCGAGGAAGGGCCGCTACCTGAAGGCGCGTCTGTGAACCCTGAACTCACTGGTCAAATGAGAGAAGGGGGTCGGCTTGCTCAAAATGAATCAATGGCAACATGGGACAGCGGTGACGCGGGTAGCGTTGTTACTACACCCTCACCCTTCAGCCAGAAGACTGAACTGCTTTATGAGATAGCCGGTGATAAGAAGCTGGTAGACAAATTCCTTTCTAATGACGCGACTCTTGCACAGAAGAAAGGGTTGCTTGCCAATCTGCAAATGTATAATTCCAAGCTGGACGATTACTCCAAGCGTGCGGCTATTGAGGAGCATCGCTTTAGGAAAGGTCAGCGTGATGCGTATGCATCATCTTACGGTGCAGGTCAGAATTTACAGCCAACGCAAATACCTGCAAGAACGGTTGAGGATACGACTACAACAGAGTTAGCTACCAAGGAAGAGATGGATCGGTTGAGGCACATGCAGGAAACTGGGATTAATCCGGTGACCGAGCGTGACGCAATAGGTTATGATGACGCTAAGTTTAGCCCTGAAGAATTTGATAAGCTGGAGAGGTACTGGGCTGGCGATCCTACAGAAGTCCCTCAACAGCGACCGCCCGACCTATCGAACTTTGATCCTGTTGCGGCAGAAAGATCAATAGTCGAATTACCTGAAGCAGAGGCTGCCGAGATTGCCAAGAAGCTCGATTACTATAACGCAAAGGTTAAGCCTGTGCATGACGACCGGCTGGCCGTACACGCTGCCCGAAGGAATGAGATTGATGGTGTTATTGAAAAGTTGGAAAAGAGAAAAGTTGAACAGGATGTTAAGCTGTTAGTGTTTAACAGCAAACCTGAAGTTAAGAAGTTACAGGGCTTAATTGATAATGCGAATAAGTACATTAATAACCCAGACATAGCCGCCTCCACCAAAAAGAATCTCAATATTGTTAAGAACGCTCATCAGAAGAAGCTCGATGCTCTGAAAAAGGATGCAGGCGTTATTGCCCCACTTGATTATAGCCGTGGGGTTGAAGAGATGATAGGCAAACTTGCGAATCATTTGAATGCTAAACCAAAGTTAGAGGACTCCGCCAAGCAGGTCACCGAGGAGGCAGATTACAGCCTGCCTGAAGGCGGCTACGCGACAGGGCCGTTGGTGGAGACTGAAACGACTACCCGCGAAATACCTGCTGAGACTATCCCTGCTGAACCTGTTGACCGTAAGGCTGCACACATGAAAGCGTTCATTGAGCAGCGTGGTCAGATGACACCTGAGTATCAGCAGATGTTTGATAAGCTGTATCCTGAAGCGGGTATTATTAGTCAGCCTGTTCCGGGTGTTCCGGGTGCTACGGCCTTATTTGATACCAAAGGTAAGTTCCTTCAGGTTGTTGCACCTCCAACACTGTCAGCGACAGAGAGGGCCGCTGTTGCTGCAATCACCTTCACGCCGAACACAGGCTTTACGGGAATTGCTCCTTCAAAAGAAGAGGCTGTTAAAATGCGTGATTTAATTGCCACATCCAATGAGGTTAATGAAATGATGGATGACCTTATGGAAATGGCTAAAGAGGGGGAGGTTGAGTGGGTCGGCCCGAAGAAGGCAAGGGCAAAGGCAATGATTGCTACTCTTGTGGGCAAGATGCGTATCCCGTTAACGGGCGGTGGGCCGCTTACTCTTGAGGAGCGTAAATATATACAGGAAAATTTATTTACTGATCCGTATGATTGGAAGACATGGGCTTCTACGAGCAAGTCACAAATAGAGACAGTTAAGTGGATGATGACTAACTCCGTTTCTAAAAAAGCTAAAGTCCTTGGCCTGACACCTGTTGGCACCCAATCCGCCCAAGCCGGTGGTGCGCCTACTCGCCGTGCTTACACTGGAACTAAATTCACTTCACCTCGCGCAAGCAGCCCTGCACCTGCGCCTGTTGCCCCTGCGCCTGTTGCACCTGCACCTGTTGCACCTGCACCTGTTGCACCTGCACCTGAAAGGGATTGGGATGCGCTGGAAAGGCAGTTAAATATTATCCGTGATATGTTGAAGGACAAGAGATAATGCCTGAAATATTCCTGCCTCACAGGAACGTGATACTTGAGTTTCCCGATGAAATGGGAGACGACGAAATTAAGGCTGCCATCGATAAGGAATACCCGATGACCGGCGAAGAGGTTGCCGGTCACATGATGTTAGACCCGGATTGGTTTAACAACGACATGACGCTTGACGAGTACAAGCGTTACCGGGAATGGAAGAATGAGCAATCGATGGGGGTTTCTGAATTTGCCTCGGCTGCCGGTGGTGCTTTTAAGCAGATTGGTGGTGAAGTTGTTGGTGCGTTAGGTGAGTTGGCCACTTCGCCACTTGAATTCGCTAGGTCAGTTCCTTCTGGGCTTGGGGTAGGCACTCTGGATATGTGGCATTTAGGGAAGCAGATTGTTAACCACTTTAGTAAGGCTGAAGACACTTACGATGATTTTCTCTCTGGCCGAAAAGACACTGAAGCCCGAAGGGCTGAGTACGATAAGCAGCTTGAAAAAGACATGGCTGCGGAGCGTGATAAAATTCAATACTTCAGCCAGATCAGGGAAGAGCTAATTGAGGAGTCACCTAACCCAGAGGCGACAAGAGGGCAAGCCAACGTCCTAGACCCTTCACTTCCTTTCGGCGGTTTCCTCGGTAAATCATTTACTAAAGCAGCCTCGAAGGTCGCCGCAACTGCAACCGGCAAGGCAGCTTCTAAGGTTGGCCGAGGCATGTATAGGGCAGGCGACACACTGGGCGAGATTGGTGAAGGCGCACGCGATGTCACGTCAAGAGCCTTTACCGGGGCAACAGGAGTGACACCTGAGACAGGTCGTGCGCTGGCTGTTGGCGCAGGATTAGGTGGTGGCGTTATGGCTGCTGGTGCGCCTGTCGTAGCCGGTGCCTACGGTGCCACTAAAGGGCTTCAGGTTGGCGGTAGAGTGCTTGCAGAGGCTGGCGAGGGTCTTCAGAGGGGGCTGGGCCGTGAAGGCTTCTTTGGCGGTGCTGCGGCCCGTTTAGAGGGCAAGCAGGGCTATGGCCTGGCAAGGACTCTTAGCTACGGCGACCCACTGCTGGAGCTAGGTGCTGGAGCAGCCGGTGGCATGGCTGCCGGTGGTGTAGTAGGTATGGGCCTCGGTGGATTAGCAGACGGCTGGGAAGGTGCTGCCAGTGGCCTCGGAGGGGGCATAGCACTAGGTGGATTCGGTGGAGGCATCGCAAGGGGCGTAGAGGGCGTTACAGGGGCCGCTATGAGGGCCAAGCGAGCCAAGGATGTGGACTTTTATATGCGTAACCTGAGTGACTCTGATAGAGCCATGATGCAGGGTTACATTGACAAGTACGGCAAGGATCAGGCTGCCACTATATTTGATGTTACTAGGATTTTCAGAGGGCCGCTTGGTGATGCCAGCGTTAAGTTTATTAATGATCCAAAGGCTGAACGGGGATTTGTCCCTGACATGAAGTCAGCCGAAGGAATACCAACTCTGGTAGTTAACCTAGCAAAGGCTGATAGTCACTACACAATCGGCCATGAGCTATGGCACGGCCTTACAAAGATCGAGCAGTTGCAACCGATGGCTGACGCGATCCGAACAGAGATTGCAGGTATGTGGTCTGAAGGAAAGCTGTTGCAGGAAGGATTGATACCCGAAGCCCAGCTTGAAAATTTTTTCAATGATTACGTTAAAAAGCTGAAGCCGAGTGACCGGCCATCGGAATCTTCTGTTGCTACAAGAGAAGGCAGGGCTAAATACATTGTTGATGAAATTGCTGGTGATCATATGGCAATGGTTATTACGGGTAAGAAGGGTAAGAAGTATGACCGTATGATGCGCGGCTTCGATACCCCTCTTCGCAAGGTGATCGATGAGCAGGTAATGAAGCAGACCGGCGGTGCGATTAATAATGCCATTGCGAAGTTAAGCCAGATAGGCGTTACACCCGGCAAGTCGATGCTCTTCCCTGACATGGACAAGACCAGCCCGGTAGTGGGGGCCATGCTGCGTGACATGGTTCGCAGCAGAAAGAACCTTGGCGAACTGGTCGAGGCAACTGACAAGACGATTACTACCGCCATTAAGAAGAAAGACTTTAAACATCATCAAGTAGAACTTGAGCGGCTTAACATGCTGAAGGATGACGGCAAGGGTGGTCGTGTGATGAAGAATGACAAGGACATTGCCGCCGAGGAGGCTGCAAGTGATTCTGCCATGAAGAATATTCTGGAGAAAGGGGGGCCAGATGGAATGCGGATTGAAACGGAGACGAAAGACGGGACTACGGTCGAGGTTATTCGAGGCACCCGGTTCAGCCCGGAACAGATCAGTGAGATTCAGGCTAACTCTACGATCCTTCCGACCACTCGTCAGAATGTGGAGGCGTTTAATAACGCTGTTGAGAATGGACTGATCACAGACATGACGTACTACGCTGCTACCACCCGGCGTAAGAACAGGCTGACCGGGCTTTTCACCAGCAAGTATTCGTCAGGCATCAAGAAGAGTAAGCGTGCTGTGCTGCCTTATACGATTGAGGTATCAAATGCCGGTAACATATTTGTGCGTGCAATCGATTGGACAAAGCTCTGGACTGACACAGCTAACATGTCTTTCGCCAAGAAGTTGGGCCTCTGGGATAATGATCATGCTGCATTCATTCACGAGTTTCAGGAGTACCTGACTAACCTTGCTTCTGATGATCCGGTTAAAAGCAAAAAACTTTTCGGGCAAAACAAGGCTGACTTCTTTCAGGAACTTTTGATGAAGAAGGAAAAGGGTGGAGGTAAATACACCAAGAACTTTCGCTTGGATCGTATGGACGGCTTACAGCCTACCGGCGAGAGGGCCAAGATGAGTGAGGATGCCTACCAGTTAAGCAAGGATCGCTTCATGGTTGATGTGGGTGATGCAATACCGGACAAGGTTTCAGTTGAATTTATACCGGGCAAGGCAACAGGGTTTTTAGAGAGACTGATCGGTGCGCCAATGTTAGTGCGTGAGCAATATCATAACGACATGATTCAGGCACACATCAATCCTGAAACAAATAAACTGCACATACTAGAGGAACTAAAGATTGAACATGAAATTGCCACACGTCCATCAGCCTATTTAAATTCTGCTGGTCAACTTGAGATTAATCCATCGATGATAATCAAGTTAGCCAAGGGTACTACCCGTTCGGAAGCGTTGGTAGCCTCCAACCTATTTGGCCTGTACGCTCATCAGGAGGGGGTTGGGGGTTATAAGCCTGCTTACAAGCGAAGCAAAGGGGCGAATGCGTTCCGCATAGACATTGGCCGTGAGCTTACAGAAAAAGACATTGACGTGATCCTCAAAAGGGTCGAGGCTGACCAATCAGGAGGGGCAGGTGACATTGCCCTTTTCCCGACAGAAACTGGCGTGGACATTGTTCATCTCGGTTTCAACGATGCTATAAAATACGGTAGCGTGTATGAGTCACTATGGGCTGCCCTAGAAACGGAGAGTTACGCAGGTTCTGCTATAGATAAGTTTAGGGCAGGCGATACAATTTACGAAACTAATAACTGGAAAGAAAATCGAAATGGCGAAAATTATAAGGAAGGGGCGTTACTGCACGGCGAGAGAGTTGGAGGAGTCCGACCCGATATATTCCGAAGGGTGGACAGTCGGATCGGTGACCCCATTAGGGACGTCTACCGAAAGTGGGAATCAGAAGGGTACGGCGACTCCCCCAGAGAAGGCAGAAGGCACGGAGCCACCGAACTCCAGCCAGTAACTGCCAAGTCGAAGAACGGTTATGATGTACCCGTGCTGCGTGTTAACAACGCGACACACGATGGGGTGCCAAAACCTAAAGACTCTTCAAAGTGGGGGGAGGCTCAGTGGCGCGACTATCTTGAACGCGAGCAATTAGCTGACCAGCTTCAATCAGAATCACCCAACAAAGGCGTTAGCCCTGATGAATGGGTGCAACAACTTCAGACGCGCCTTGACGGGGTGTCGATGACAGAACTTCCACCTCACCCATCTCGTTTGCATGAGTGGGTGCAAGACCCCAGCAAGTTGGCTGAGTATATAAGTGATGCCTATGCGAAGAACCCTGATCTGGTTTTAAAGAGCAAGGAGGGTCTTGAGTCTGTTCGCCAGATGCACGAGCTTGCTCGTCAAGGCAAGCTGCCAGTTGAGGCGACTGCACTGAATTACTTCTGGGGATTCTTATCAAGAATGCTTGGCCCATATGATCAGGAGGCAGGCTGGATTCGCATGGTTAGCAACCCGAAGTTCATGGAGCAACTTTACAAGTCTATTGATGGCGAGTTCAGTATGCCACGAGGTGAATACTGGACACCTGAAAAAGTTGTGGCTGCGGAGGGCTGGAAGAATGTTAGAGGCAAGCAAAGTGTCAGCGATAAGCGTTGGAAGCTGGCACAGGATATGGCAGATCGCCGTAACCGTGAGCAGAAAGGCACATGGGTTGAGTTGGTTTACCGTGTGACAAAAGGTCAGCAGGCCCGGTCACATGAATCGGCTGGCATGAATGCACTCCAGAACATAAACGGGTTTCACTCGATGCTGGCTAGATGGAACGGGAGATGGAATGACGTTAACAGGGTTTTAAATGATTCAAGATTGACCGGGCCACAGATGCGCGAGGCGATGTGGTCGCAGGGATTATTATCAGCAGGCATTCACGACAAGGTGAATAGCTTCGTGATACTGACGCTGGCTCGTGATGATGTGGTTATTGTTGACCGCTGGCAGATGATTAATTTCTGGGAGGCGCAGTTAAAGGCTGCTGTCGAGGCCAAGGAGGGGCCGGGGGCATCTCTTTACATAACCAAGAAAGGGGATGTTCCGGTTGAGAAGACGGGCTGGTCGGATACTGTGCAGAAACAACTGAGCGGCATGGCTGGCTCACATGCCCTGTATCGCGTCCTAGAAGGTGCCTTGGGTGATGTTTCAAGCCGAATGGATGCTCATCTACCTGCTGAGTTGCAGGGTTCGTTTAACAGCGTCTCAGGCACGCACTGGGTGACATGGAATATTGCCAAGAATGAGCCGGTGGGGCATAGCTCGCTGGATGTGGTTAATCGTTTTGCACTGGAGCATGGATTCCCTGATACACCCAAGAAGCGGAAGGAATTTATTAAGCGATTCACTGTAGCCAAGAAGTTTACTGAGCAGGCACGATCCGAGGGAGGGTTTAAGCGTTTTGAAGTTGAGAAAGGTAAGCCGACTGTCACTACCCGCTTCATGCCTGACGTAGGCGGCCAAGACGCCTTGGGCATGTTCAGTGCAGCCGAGCGTGCCACTGTTGACCTGAAGCAGGAGAAGGGTAGTGCCTCGCAGATGCTGGCGATGATCAAGAAGGCTGGCGTTAAGGATGAGGAGTTGCAGGCACTTGGTCTGGACAAATTCCTTGAGGGCAATCGTCGCGTCACCAGGGACGAGATTATCGATCACCTCGTGGAGAATAGTATTACTGTTGAGGAGACGGTGTTGGGGGGTGGCGAGGCAGTGCCGCGTTACGAGTCTGGGGTGAGAGAGGATACAAACGTATGGGTGGTTCACGACGGAAGCGGCGGGTTTGTTGATGTGCCAAAGAGAATTGCCTCAAATGCCGCAGAGGCACAGTCCTACGCTGACGCTCACCCCGAACTTACCCGTCACCGAAGCATGATGCGGCCAGAAACCAAACACTCCTCCTACGTCGAACCCGGCGCAGTCGAGGGCAGCTACCGGGAGTTGTTGCTGCGGTTGCCGAAGAATGACCCGCCACTTCTTTTGGCGAAAAATACCGACGGAAATATTATCTCCACAATGAGGCTGCCGAACACTGATCCACAGACGAAGGCAGAATACATTTCAGAAGCGTCATCATCCGACCTTGCGCGAGAAAACCCCGGCCTTACGTTTGAGTATATTGAAGGCAAGGCCGACTACAAGGGAGGCCACTACGGCGACACCCCGAACACCCTCGCCCATGTCCGGTTCAACGACCGCACATCTGAGCATGGTAAGACGCTATTCATCGAGGAGATACAGAGCGATTGGCATCAGGAGGGGCGTAAGAAGGGGTATCAGGGTGATGCGCTTGAATTGTTCAGAAAGAGGGTTATGGACGCAGCTAGACGGGACGGTGGAACAGATATGGCGGTGGTCGAGAAAGCGTTCAATCATTTGTTAGAAGAACCACGAACCACTGACGCAAGGCCAACTACTAGGGAGTGGCAAATCCTGCAAAATGCTATTGGTAAAGAGGGTAAAGAGCGGATTGATCTTAACTTTTTCCATGACCGAAACGATTCTAACCTAGTCCCAGACGCACCCTTCAAGACCTCGTGGCACGAACTGGCGATGAAACGCATGATCAAGTATGCCGTTGATAATGGTTACGATGCCATCAGTTGGACGAAGGGTGAGACGCAGTTTCAGCGGTACGGTTCCTCAGAGATTGCATGGGTGAAGGACGGTGACGGTTGGAAGGTCAAGGCTACTGAGCAACGAGGTAGCGAGGCAGACGGCATTAACATTGAGGCTGCTGCCCGTGCAGAAGGTATACTCAAGGAAAGCGGCGACACGATCACCAGCAAGGAACAGTTACACGCCCTAATCAAGGAGACGGTGATGGAGCGTGAACGCGGCCAATGGTCACCGGAGAATTTCGAGAAGCAGGTTGATAAGCTAACCGACCGCACTTGGGAGAGAATGCAAAACGAGGATGCCGGGACATCGCTACCGCGCAAGGAAGGCATGAAAGGTTTCTACGACCGTATGCTGGTCAAGATGAAGACGTGGAAGAAGCTGGGGCTAAAGGTGGAGACGGGTGAGATTAGCAAGTTAACACCTGAACAGAAGGAGTTCCTAGAGGGTGTTGACCTGAAGCCCCTCCCCGTCCACATCGTCAAGCTCACCCCGGAGGTTAAAGCGAAGGTGCTGGACACCGGCATTGCACGCTTCATGCCTGATGCCGCAGTACCGGGTGCCGAGCGTAACAGTATAGGCTGGTCGATGCTGTTGACCAAGGCAGGCAACTGGAGGGTGTACGGCCCGGACGGTGTACTGGCTGGGGTTGCAGGCAGCAAGCAACGTGCTGAACAAATCTTTAAGACCAAGTACAAGCGGGAGTTGCGGAAGAGGGAGAAGGCCAAATGAATTTCGGGTGGTGGCAATTACGAAGTACAAACAGCAGGGCAACTGCCATGAACTAGCGGTAGCCCTGAAGGTAGCTGAATTGGGCGGGACAGTCTTGTGGCCATACGGCGATGGGCAGGCTTACGATTTGGTCGCAGACTTCAATGGTAAGATCAGTAGGATTCAGGTTAAGGGTACATGCCAGATCGCTAAGAATGGATCAGCCTCAGTTAACCTCCAGAAGGGAAGCCGAAAGCACACCCCGTACAACCTCCGAGACTGTGACCTTGTGGTGGCTGTGACGCCGCTGGGCAACTTCGTCATCCCGGTGAAAGTGTTACGCACCTACCGTCTGGTAGCTTGGCCGGTCGGCGTTAAGAAGAAGCTGCCAGTTTACGAACCATTCAAGGAGGCTTGGCATTTATTAAAATGAAGCGGCTTCCACCAGTAGGAACTAGGGTCAGGTGCCTATGGCAGGACATCGTAGGTTATATCAACCAGCCACTGAAGGATGTTAAGATTGCCGACGTTTGGACGGAAGGAAAATTGGTAAAGGCCGACAAGGAATTTTTGGTAATAGCGACCAGCCAATATATCGATGACGGGCCAGTTGATGAGACGCTAGGAGACTACACCGCCATCCCGCGAGGAGCAGTAAAGTCGATCAAACCCCGAAGGTGATTTTGGACAAATTTTGGACAAGTCAGTGCTTCTAATATGTCTAATATGAGGTGTTTTGGAGGGTGAGTGATTTACAGTTTATGCCTGTGAATGAGGATGAATGACTGTGTGAGCAAAGAAATTTACAGATTGTGATTCTGGTTGTCGCCGGTTCAAGCCCGGTCGATCACCCCATTTTTTCTTCTGTTATACCGTGCTATTCTGCACATCAGCTCTAAACGCTGCCCCTCGGAAATAGCCCTTGGACAAATTTTGGACAAATTAATGCTTGGCAGTAAGGGTGGTTAAGGTGTAAAACACCAATGTCCTGCGGGACATCTAAAAACAAAATCAGGAGCTACTAAAAATGAAGATCGAAAAATACATAGGCCGCAACGGCAAGCCGGTTGACAGCAAGCGCAAGGTGTCTGCGAAGGACGGCACCACCGCAGTGATCGAGTTGCGCGGTAAGAACTGGCGCACCCGCTTCGCTGCCAACGGCAAGCACCACCAACTCAACCTCCGCACCACGGATGAACGTACAGCAGCAGCCACTGCTCTGGACAAAGTCCGGGCAGCCTCCCGCGAACAATGGGACTTCGTTCATGCCGGTCAGAACAAGAAGGGTGTCATCACGATTGGTCAGTGCATTCAATTATTTATCGAACAGGATGTGCCGACTCAGACCAAGCGCGTTTCTCGTGAGGCCAGCAATCGTTTACGCACGCTGATTCGTACAGCCCTCCAGATTGAACGGAAACAGGTTAAGGATGCTGAGTCAGGGGAATGGGTTGAGCCAGCGATTGACAAGCTACCTGCTACAATCCTCGACCGTCAACTGGTTAAGAAGTTTATGAAGAATAGGCTCTTAGGTTACCCGGAAGCGGGTGAGGCACGCGAGAGTCGTATTCGTGGTGCAAACAGTTTGCTAGGGGATGCGAAGAGTTTATTTTCCAAGCGAAACATCGTGGACAAACTCTATCCCGGCCTGCCTGACATAAGCACATTCGTTGAAGCACCGCACCAGAAGTGTACTCCCGTTGAATTCCTGTACGAGAAGATCGATGGCCAGGTGGAGACACTGAAAGCTAACCTCCCTGCGTTGAAAGAGTCAGACCCCTCGGCCTACTTGTTATTCCAGTTGGCTGCGGGGTGTGGCTTGCGGAGGACAGAGGCTTTACAGGCTCGGAAGGAATGGATCACCTTTTACAAGGGGAAACGGGTGCTTTACGTTCAGCCCACTGAGACGTGGGTGCCGAAGGGTCGTAAAATTCGCCGGGTGCCGTTAAGCGAATCGGTGTATGATCAGATTCTTTTACTCAGTGATGACTCTGAGTTCATCATCCCTGCATACAGTGGTAATGATCGCAAGCAGGGGATTGGCAGAAGACTGTGTAAGTGGTTCTTGTCTATCGGGTGGACTGAAAAGAAAAAGACGCATGAGTTGCGGAGGTGGTTTGGCAGTGAAGTAAGTCACCAGATTAAAGACCTGTTCGCGGTGCAGCGTTTACTGGGTCATGCATCTATTACCACTACCGAGAGTTATTACGCTGATATTGTTAAGCAGCCTGAGTACGAAATTAACCTGACCGCCGAGCAGCCTGTTAACAAACAGGCGGCGGTTGGGTAAGCTGATCTTGTCATCAGCGCAACAAATCTTGTTGCGAAAAACTTGTGTCATAACTTTTTCTGGTTTTCTGATAAAGGGGGGGTAATGTTCTGTTTCCCAACAGGAAAACCCCCTCTTTGTTATGGAAAAGAATGTTTACGTTGAAGTTGAGCTTGACGTGATGACAGCCGATAAAGTTGTCGAGGTGTATGATACCGATCTGGAGGCCGCCATTGGTGACCAATTGCCAGACCTTGATCCGGTAGACAACCCAATAAGTAAATAGACTTATAGGCTTTTGTTGTGTTGATAAGTAGTATTTGTATTACACTGTGCTACAGTGTGTGTATTGGTTTTAACGCAATGCCATTTCGCGATCCATCAATGAAGAGAGTCGGATTCTGGGTTACCGGCGACTTCCGCAAACGCCTCGCCAAGGAGGCCAAGAGGCGGGGCGTGAGTGTCTCGGACTTAATCAGGAACATGCTCAAGGATGAGATGGGGGAGTCTGACGATATTGGCAGTCAGAAAAAGAAGCCTTCTAAATAATAACCTGTTAACAATATAGTCTACTATTGTACTTTACTTCTGGGCGGAGTCCGCCTTATAAGTAGCTCACCGGGCGGAGTCCGCCTGAAACTAATAGGAGAAAAGGAGCTAGTTATGGAGAGTGTCAGTTTAATCATTTCAAATGCGTCTGCCCGGAAATTTGGGCATTTAAACTCCGAATCAAAACGCTACCTGATGGATGAGGTGGATAAGATTATATCGGATATGCCGATGGAGTGTGACACAGAAGACCCGTGCCAGACCAACGCGCAGAACATAAAGCATTGCTCGCAGCATGGCTTGATAAACGAATCCTCCTTGCACTTCGCAAAGAGGCTAAGTCTGCTGGCCTTACTCCTGCTGAGTACGTTGAGCGGATTTTCTGCGAAGCCAGCGGCACCAAGCCGAGTCAACGCAAAGCTAATCGAAGCGGTATGCCAAGTGGAGTCGAACGGGCGAGCCACGGCGATTGGAGACGGCGGTAAGGCTTCAGGCGCATTTCAATTCTGGCAGCCTACATGGCAGCACACCACGCAAATCCGTCAACGTGACGGACTTCCCACCACATCCTACAAGGAGGGGTCTATAGACATTAAGTGGAGTCGCCTGTACGCTGTCAGCTATTTACAGTGGATCGAGAAATACATTCGTGACCGAGGTGTAAAATACCCCACGGCAGGCCAGATATACATGGGCTACAACTGGGGTGTTGGTAATGCACGCAAGGTTAAATTCGATGTAAGCAAATCCCCGGCAACAACTCAACGTGCGATCCGAAAGATTGAGGCATGGTTGAAGAAGTAACATTCAAAGTGGGCGACCGGGTGAAGCACAAGGATAACCCGGCAATTAAGGGACGCATTGTGGGCGATGCCTTTGGCAAGCCAGAAAAGCGAAACGTCAGGCTGCAATTAACTAACGGGCTACTCTTCGACGTGACCCCATACGCATTAAAAACATGGAAATAGATAAACAATTAGAAGCAATGCAACTCGTCTCCCGCAAACATGCGGCTGAGTTGATGGATTGCAGTATCCCGCACATCGACACTTTATTGAAGCGAGGCGACCTTGAGCCGATCCGAATAGGTTCGCAAGGGGTACGCATAACACTCGCTTCCCTCCAGCGGTTCATCGGCACCCCCACACCCCGCCGATGAGCCGCATTAATTCCAGAGCGAAAGGTGCCAGAGCCGAGAGGGCTTGGTGCCTGTACCTCAAAGACATTGGGTTCAACAAGGACGGCACCCCAATGTTTGATGCAAAGCGCGGCTGCCAGAATGCTGGCCGTGATCAGTTTGGTCAGGACTTCCCCGATGTCGTTTGCCCGTCACTGAATTACATCCACTGGGAGGTGAAGGCAGTGGAACGCCTGAACATCCATGACGCAATCGATCAAGCCAAGCGTGATTGTGAAGGAACAGGTAAGGTGCCGATTGTGGCGCATAAAAAGAACCACAGCCCGTGGCTGGTCACGATGCCAGCCGATGAGTTTGCTAAGTTTTTACGAGGCGATTTGCCTCCAGCAGAATAGTTATTTGGTGGGACAGCGTTTGTCCTACAGGAGGTGTAGAATACCTGCACTATAAACAAAGGAGCTTATGAGAATGCAAATTAATTACCCGCAGAACATGCGGAACGAAACCCAAGACAATAAAGAATTTGGCTACTGGCTGGAGGCGTTAGCTGACACTCAGTCCCGAAACGAACAAACCGAAACAACCGAACAGAAGGAAAAAAATGATATTGAGTGAAGCGAAGCAAGAAGAGTGGGAGAAGCCCACGGTAGGAATACACCCGGCAGTCTGTGTTGATGTTATTGAGCTTGGCCCAAAAACAAGCACCTACGAGGGTAAGACACGAACGACCAATGAGATTAAGATCGTCTTTTGCATTGGCGATCAAGTTACGAAGGATGGTGATCCTATTTACCTCGGAGCTTGGTTCAACGCTACCTTGCATCCGATGGGCAAGTTCAGGGAGGCACTTATAGAGTGGCGCGGCCAAGACCTGTCGAATGAAGAGAAAAGTAACTTCAACACCGAGCAACTGGTAGGCGCACAAGCCAGTGTGAACGTGATCGAGAAACAGAAGCAAGATGGGTCCGGGGTATCAATTAGGATAAGTTCAATAATGCCCCCCGCAAAAGGTCAGGACGTTAAAGTACCTGATTCGCACGAGAGAGTAACTGCTGACCCAGGTTGGTAATCATGGCATCTCTATTCGTTAAACCAGACGGTGGCGGCCATTGGTATACAGCCGATGGTGAGCCAAGGTATGATGCTAACCTGCGTGATGCACGCAAGGAACAACTCTTACCCTCACCTACTTCAATCCTGTCGATTGTCCGATCTGATGGCTTAGAGCGATGGAAGCTCAATCAGATGGCGGTTGCTGCCGTGGAATTGCAGCGCGGGGCAGCCGAGTCAGGTGACGTTTTTGGTAGACGATTAGTCGAGCGTTCTGAGTCTCTCCGCAATGAAGCGGCGAGGCTTGGGACGCTTGTCCATGATGGCATTGAGAGAATGATCGGCGGCAGGCTCTGGGATGAGTCCTGCCCTATCCTGCAAAAGTTTCACGAGTGGAGCCAAGGAAATATCAAGGCACATGAGTGGAGTGAAAGGGTACTGGTTAACCGCAGCCTCGGTGTAGCCGGTAAGGCTGATGCGATGGTCTACTTCAAGGGCAAGGCAGCCGAGCTTGTCGGTGATCAGCCAGTGTTGGTCGATTGGAAGACTCAGAAGATGAAGCTGAGTAAAGCCAAGAAGCCGGTGTACAAACCAAACTATTATTCCAAATGGGTCATGCAGTTGGCGTTCTACCAGAGTTGCCTGATGACCAAGGTGCCGGTGGTCAGTGTTGCAATCAATACGACTGAGCCAATGGAACCGATTATCAAGCTGTGGACACCTGAAGAGGTGAGTGAAGCGATGGAAGCATTCGAGGCAGCACTGCGCCTCTGGCAGTACGAAAAAAACTACAAACCAAAACTATGAATTATTTTAAACATCAATTTGAGGGGATTGTCCGGGGAGTAGCTGAAGTTTACCGGGTCACGCCCGAAGAGATACTTGGCCGCTCACGCTTTGAGCCGATTGCCGAGGCGCGTCAGGTTGCGATGGTGATTACATGGAAATCGCTTTCCAGTAACAAGGGGGCGTTGAGTCGAACTGGCCGTTTATTTAAACGGTGCCACGGCACGGTCATGCACGCTAAATCGGCGGTCGAAAGGCGAGTCCTCTCAGACCCACGTTCGCTTGAAAAGTGGAAGGTTGCCAGATGGTTAGTCGTCAAGGAGCCAATCGATTCCGATTACCAGATATGAGCAAAGGAAGTGTGCCGAGAAATAATTTCTCAGACAAATTCAGAAACAACTACGACCTAATATTCAAAGGAGGAAAGAACAATGGGAGTACCAACACTAGCCGACTACGAACACATCAGTCACATCCAGACGGAGTTCGACGAACTCGTAAACACAAAGTACCTGCAAGGGATTCAGGAACACGGAGGACACCTGTGGGAGAAGCCACTTGAGCGTGAAGCAATCAACGAGGCTGTTGATCAAGTTGTCTACCTAATCACACTCCGCGACCAAATCGATGAGGTGTGCAAGCTCGCACTCAAGGGGTTGGATGAGGAGATGGATGCACGCACTGCCTGCTTCCACATTATCCAAACACTGGGCCGGGTCAGCGATCACGAGAAGCCAGAGGATGATGGAATGAGCAAGAAGCAACTCCGCAAGGAGATGGAGAGGTGGAAGGAGATTGCTAAATCGTGAAGAGGAAAAATTCAGGTAAATTTAAAATGTGCTGGGGTACACCAAAACGGAAGGGTCACTTCCATTCCAAGAAGGGGACGTATGTGTCTCTAAGTGACTACCAGCGAATCAACGATAAGAAGTGGCTCAACCCGCCTTCGCTCAAAAATGAAACCCAAGGACTACAGCCTGATAATTGATTTTATTGTAGTGGGCTTATTAGTATGGCTGCTGATTTACATCCTGCTATGACCGTCAAACTCTCCGCATCAGAGTGCGCTGTCGCTCAAATGCTGGCCAGTATGAGGACTCTGGTGAGCCGTGCAGCCGGTATCACGAACCAAAAGCAAGGAAAGCAGTCACAGCACAAGACCGAGGTGGAAGGGATGGCCGCTGAACTGGCCTTTGCGAAGCATTTCAACATCTGCCCTGTCATGGAAGTAAAACCCGTTTCAGGCGGCTCAGACGGCATTCTAAAGGGCAAAACAATCGATGTGAAGGTAACAGCCTACCCGGATGGCCGCTTACTCGCTCACCCCAACAAAAAGAAGCACCCCAGTGACGTGTTCGTGCTGCTCATAGGTGAGATGCCTAACTACCGGATCGCCGGGTACGCACTGGCCGCTGACCTGATCCACCCGGACAACCTGACTGATCTAGGGCATGGCCCGGTGTACGCACTTAACCAGGATCAACTGAAACAATTTAAGAAATGAAAAGCATAGATGAAAATTTAGTGAAGATGGGTAAAGGGGATGCATTCAGGCCAATGTTTGGGGCTGCGTCAGGTTCCTGTTATCGGATTACGCCTGACTCAAGGAGGGTCAGGAGAAAGGCAGACAGGATGTTGAAGGCCGAGTTGCGTAGGGAATTTAAAAAACAATTTAAGAAATGAACATAACAACTGTAGAACTAAAAACACTCGAAGCCTGTCAGTCGCCTCAAGATTGGCGCAAGGCGTGTGACGCAATCAAGGCAGTCCGTAATCAGGAGTATCCTGATGACTGGTGGAAGCGCGTTAAGCAGACCGGCCTGATGGATCGCATCATGCAACGGTGGGAAGGTTCATCCGAACTAGAGGTGATTCACCCTGAACCATCTCCAGAGGATTATGAGCCGAATCCGTATCACGGAACCTACTCAGAAGAATGAGTCTTAAAGCATCAGCATGGGCATGGGATATGCCAGTTAACGGATTAACCAAGCTCGTGCTGCTTGCTATTGCCGATTACGCCGGGAGGGATAATGACTCCGCTTGGCCCTCAATGGACACCCTCGCAACCCGCTGCGGCATCAGCCGAATGACCGCCGTTCGGGCTATCCGTGAGCTTCAAGATAAGAAGCTGCTGGAGGTCGAATCCAGAGCCAATCGCACCAACTTATACCGCCTCCCAGTAGCCGATCCAGAGGGGTATCACAGTGATAGGGGGTATCACACAGATACTACGGTAGTACCACACAGTTACTCCGGTAGTACCACACAGATACCCAAACCAGTAAAGAACCAGTTAAGAACCAGTCATATACCAGAAAGTGAAGTTGAGGCTATCTACGATGCCTACCCTCGGAAGGTCGGCAGGCCGAATGCGCTGAAAGCAATTCGCAAGGCACTCAAACTCGAATCAGCCAAAAAGGAACACGGCTTGTCTTACCAAGCCTTGGTTGAAAAAACGAAACTATGGGCCACGGCCTGCGAACAACGAATTGCCGCAGAACCCGACTCCGCAAAATACATCAAACACCCAGCCACTTGGTTCAATCAGCAGTGCTACCTCGAACCCGCTACAGAGTGGGGCATCAAGGCAGCAGCCAAAACCGGCTTCGACCGGGACGCAGAACGAATCGCAGCCCAAGCCGACGAAGCGCACAAACGCATCATGGCAGAAATCGACAATCTATGATCAAAGACCATCAATGCCCCCACTGCCATACCGCCCTACAGGTCGAACTGCCTCACACTGACCCATACGGTCTTAACAGGCTCCATAGCATCATTCACTGTGATACATGCTCCGGGCTAAAAGCTAAACTCATCAAAACGAACGACTACATCACAAGCATTACGAACGAGTTGCGTACAGCCGCCGATACCGTAGCAATCGAAAAACTCTCAGGCAGCCTCAAGGCACACTACAGCGGCAGACAACGAATCCAAAAAAAACTCGATGACCGATTGCACACAAGTCGTCAAACTAGTGAGCAAAACAAACTCGACCAAAAGCCCCAAGGTCAATTACCTTGGTGAGGTAGGTGTAGAATACCTCGTTAATGTTGCGAGGATGGCTCCTAAGAGCCGCAAAGGAGAAGGAGGACAAATCATGCTAAGGGGAAATAGAAACGCTGTACGGCCAAAATCTGGCCAGTTGCACACATTCATTACAGCATCCGAATGCGAAGGGTGCGGATGTCACGCAGTTTACAAGGAAACAGTGCGCGTAACCGCTGAACCGGGGCCACAACTTGAAGGCGCATTAGAAGCCTTCAGAGGTTCAATGCTGCTGCTACTACAGGAAGACTCAATCTGCGAAGAGTGCGAGGCCGAAAACCAAGAACAAACAGGCCAAGGCATCTGGCCGTGGGAGGCAGACGAATTATGAGCGAGGAGGTGTCTCTCGGCCCTGCCGCTGACCTAGCTGTCGTCGATAACGAAGGTCAAGCCATTCAGGTCGTGCAGCCTGACCGTGGATCAGGTAGCAGGATGCCATACGAGACGTACAGGACGGTCGTGCTGCTCTTACGAGAAGGCGTGCCTGTCGTGAAGGTGTCTGACCGCTTCGGAGTCGCCACAACGACGATACACGAGATTAAAGCACGGCACGCTGAAATCATCCCGTCACACAAAGACCTGATGGCGCGTAAGTCCGAGAATTTGCGGGAGGTGCTGTCGGATAAGATGGTTGAAGCTGTTGAATCTGGTCGCATGTCTCCTAATCAATATGCGTTCACCTACGGAACCGTTTCCCAGCACTATCGGGAGGAGACTGGGCAGAGTTCGACCAAATCTGAAAACATCCACCTTCACTTGGACAAAAACGACCTCGGTGAGCTACTTGGCGGCCTAAAATCTGGACAAACAGACGAAAAGTCTGTGTGTGTTGACGTAAATCCCCCAGAAAAACAGGAGTGAAATGAAAAACCGTACAAATTACGGACAAGATGCCCCACAGAAGGGGGCGGGGGGGGTGCCTCGATTTCCCCGGCGGCGGTTTGCGACGGATAAGGGGGGAAATTTAATTTTACCAATAGCGCAATGACGGCAATGACGAAAGAAGCGGCAATCGCGGCATCAACAGGTTTATCGCGTGAGGAACTGAGGCGGCACCGCCAGAGCGGCCAGTACGAGGGTAACGTGGATTGGCTGATGTTTGGTCGGTCGATGGTATGGACTGAGTGTGGTTTGCGGAGGTTAGCGGCAGACCTGAAATTCGATGTGAGCGAGTTACTGCCTGATGGGCCTGTTACGAGGGGTGCGGAGGTATTGAAGGCGCGAATATTGAACACGCGCTTGGTGCGATGCTTGATTGATGGTGAGAGTGAGCCGCAGATTGTTAACGTGGGTGATAACCGGCTGTACAAGCCGGGTTTACGGGTGACGGTATGGAAGGAGGGTAATGGGTGGAAGGGTTACAGGCGGCCGAGGCGACCGGAGGGCGATGGATGAAGTTGGGGCGACACGAGCCAGTCCCGGCAGGGCAGGGGCCAAGAAACACGACTTACTCTGATCTGCGTGTGAGCGAGTCTGGTGAGGGGTTTCCGGGTAAGATACCTACGGTGAAGGAGTGTGAGGCTTTTAATCGTCGAGCTAGTGCTTGGCTGGCGGAGCGGGAAGGGCCACAAGTTCGACAAAAACGTAAACAGCCGATACGATGAAAACGCTGACAGGGAATAGAGCCGCGAGAGAGTCGTGGACTTCCGGTTTAACTTCATGGCCTTCTGGGCTGCGTAGCTCCACCGGGATAGTGAACACCCTGTTGGCTTTTCTTTTGATCGACAAAACGGGTTGCCGATCATTTCCCGGCAATTTTGATTGGCAATGAACTGTTGGCATTGCAATTCGGAATTGATTTGGGGTGGTGACCATGATTACGAGGATTATGGTTTTGAAGGTGAAGGGATAGTGACGAACCTGAGTTGCACGAATTGCCCAGCAGAAACGTATGTTCATCTGCCGATTGATGATTTGTCGCACTCAAAGAACCTGGACTTGGTGGATCAATGAACCTGCAACCTAAAACCCCGGAGGAACTGCTGGAGACATGTTTAGCGTGGCCGCCTTCGCGGTTTGTCGGGTTGACGAAGGAGTATTTGGCGGAGCAGGTTGAGGAGCAGGGTGTTGAGAGGGTGCAGGAGTGGCTGCATGATTACTTCTACAAGAAACTGAGGCCGAGCTACGTTGACCCGTATCGGCACTGTGTCATTCCTGAACACTGGAAGGACGCTGCTGCGCTTTTGGATGAGAATGATAGGTTGTTAGTCTCTGGGGGCAACCGGAGTGGTAAGAGCTATTTCTCGGCGCATTACGCCATGCAGATGATGATGGAGCGGGAGGGCAGCAGGGTGGCTATGTTTAGCATGACTGCTGCGAGTAGTATTCGTGACCAGCAGCCGAGTGTGTTTTCGCATATCCCGTTGGAGTTTAAGGGGATTAAGAAG